CCGCTCAAATTCCCCATGACGGTGCAATTCTCGGGCTTGTTCCATTTGGCCCAGGCTTGCTCGATGAGGGAATTCGCGCTGGTATCCGTGCGCCAGATGGGGGCGCCGGTCTTGGGATCCTTGCCGACGAAATCGCGGGCCTTGTTTTGCAGTCGGATGCCTTTGTGACCGACGACGTTGTTTTCGAGCAGGCGCAGCATGCGGCGGAAATAATCGTTGTCGCGTTCGAGCTGACGATTCCGCGCGCGAATGATCGGCGCACTTTGATAAATCTCGGAGTTGGCGCTGCTCTGGGACGCGGGCCAGTCGGCGGTGATGCGATCGCTCCGCGCCGCGGCGTAGGAACGCTTGGAAGCCGGCGGGCGGCCGGCGGCGGGTTTCACCCGAAGGGAAAGCTCGAAATTGGTGAAGGGGATTTTCATCGGCTCAGCTCAACGGATCGGGGTGAACCGCGCGAAGGTGGTGCGGCTCGACGTGCCGCCGTTGTCCAGGTCTTCATCGATGAGTTCGCGGGCGTAAAGCAAATCGTATCGGTCCTTGAGCATCAGGAGTTGATCCATGGGAATCCGGCCCAGGCTCGTACCCTCGATGGTGCTGCTCAGGATGGTGGCATTGGCGCGCTTCTCGAGGACAGCGTTGATGTTGTCCAAGGTGCGCTTGACCTGGCTGCGGAAATCTTCCCCAGGCTGCGCGCCGGCCAGATCGGGCAGGACGAGGAGGCTGCCGCCCCAAACTTGTTTCCGGATCGTGCCGTCGCTGACCATGGCGACGCCGCTGTATTCGCCGGGGGCCCAAGTCTGCGTCTCGGTAAAGGGAACGCTGACGAGGTGGTTGACGCCGTCGGGCGTGCTGGTGAAATCAATGGCGTCGGTGGCGCTGCGAAAGGACCAGGTGATGGCGAAGCCGGCGGCGGCCGAGTAATCGGCCAGGGGGACGAGGAAATTCAGGGATTCGCCGGCGCGCAAGCGCAAGGGAATGCCGAGGGGCAACGTGGGGACGGACATGTCAGTGTCGTTCCGCAGGCGGAAACCAATCCGCGCACGGTCACTGACGGGCTGGGGTCAACGGGACGCGAAGGCTGAAGGCTGAAGTCTGAAGGCTGAAGTCTGCGGGGTAGGGTCGGCGCGCTGCGCTGACCATCGCCGCGTGCAGCGGCGAAAATGTCCCATCGAGCCGCAAAAATGTCCCATCGCAAGGTCTCGGAGCGGCGGCTTTACCGCCGCGGTCGTCGCAGCGCGACGACCCTACCCATCAGCGCAGCGCGCTGACCCTACCTTTCGCGGGACTGCGGAGGGGCTTGTCGTGATCGGCGGAGATGGCGGCGGCGAAGAGCAGGCGCTGGCCTTCCTGGCAGGAGTGCGTCGGATAGGTTCGGCAATGACCGCACGATTCCAGATGGATGTGCAGCGCGGCGACTTCGCGGTGCTTCGGGGGGATTTGATCCAGCCGGAACATGCCCCGGAGTTTTCCACCGGGGTAGCGGGAGGGTCAAGGGAAAATCAAATTGGAAACAGTTTCCAATTTGGAAAGTTGCACGCTGTTAGCCGCCCGCGTGCGCTCGTGATTGTTTTACCGAGCCATACATCGCCCTTCCGTGCCGCTCTATGCAGCGCCGCGCCGAGCTCCACGACGCCGTGCCGGGCCTTTCAGGACATTTTATGCGTTCAAAAGCTTAGGGTTTTTGTCCCGAATAATTTTCGCGAAAGTCTTGTGCCGCTCGACGAGCAGCAGTCGCAACGAGGCTTTTTCCAGATCGGATTCGAGCTTGGTACGGGATTCGGCTTTGAGCACGGCGGCGGGATTCTTGAGAACTTTCATACGACACTCAACGGCGTAACGCATAACGGCTTTGGCGTGGGAATCGTAGCCGAGGGCGTGATCGATCATTTCTTCGGCTTCCTTGATCTGGAAGATTTGTCCGTTCTGCTCGCTGGTCAGAAAGAATCCACCGTCCCCGTGTTTGATGTTGTCCCGCAGGGCGAGCATCCCAAACTGAAATTCCTGCGTAGTGGCTTTGACCTGGAGTTCTTCCTCGAAAAAGGCGACGGGCCAGAATGATCCGAAGGTCATGCCAGCTTCCTTCATTTTCTCCAGACAGTTTTTCCAGAGCGGATATTTTTTTAGTTCACTCATAATTTGTGAAACTTTGGGAGGGTGAGCTCCCATGGGTTTGCTGAGCTTCGCCGAGCCCTGCCGCGCCTCGCTAGACCGCATCATGCCCTGCCGAGTCGAGCCACACTGCGCGGGGCGCTTGTCCCCGCGTGTATGTAGCCTGGCCTTGCCACGCTTCGCAGGTCACAACGGCACCCGGCCGCACTGCGCGGGGCGCTGGTCCCCGCGTGTGTGTGGCCATATTGCGCGTCCCAAGACTGTGTCATGCCTCGCTACGTCACGTCCCATCTTGCTAAGTTTCCACCTTAAATCTGCCAAATTTCGGCCGCCAGCCTCCGATTCCGGACATTACTCCGGCTTCGTTCATGGCCTCAATCAAGGTCTTTTGTTCGATGAGGCGTTCCTCAAAATCGACGGTAAATTCAAGCGACCAGCCGGTGGGCATCATGCTCCGGGTTTTCCAAACGAGCACTCCGGTCTTGGGTGGAATCTTGCAGGCGGTGCTTAAGTGGAAGGCTGGGTCTGCCCAATATGCGGCCAGGGATTTGTGCTTGGTGATGTCGGTGATGGGGACGGTTTGCTCGTTCACGATGACCGCGCGATCGATATCCCGGCCGCGCTTGGCGAGGGTCGCTCCGGCTTTGATGCAGGCAATCACAACTGTGTCGGGTAAAAAAAACTGGTTCGCTTTTTCGTCGTAGTAGGCGCTGCTCTCCCAGTCGTTCTCGGCCATTTCTTTTTCCAGGCGGATCAGTTTGTCCTCGTCCTGCTTTTTCCGTGCGGCTTTGATCTCGCTTCCCAAACGGCGCGAGGTGACGGCGTAGGGGTTGGAGAGCTGGATCGTTTGGGGGTTGCTCATCACCAACGGTCGGATTCCGGTCCATTTCGTTTTGATGGTTTTCATGGGGTCCTAACAAAGTTCCCGCCCACGCTGTTGAAGCCGGGCTGCGGAACAGCCTGGTTTACCGGAAATCCGGTGCGTGGACGGGAACAAGGTTTCTGGGACGGCTTCAACAGAGACACTTTACCAGAATCGGGAAAGCTGTCATGTCCCCCAAAAGTTTCACCCTCACAACCATTTTTTTCGGCCAATGAATTTGTTTTCGTGCGGCACGCGCGCCGGGGGTTTGGGCGGCGGCGCCGCCGGCTTATCGGACGCAGGTTTCAGCACGTAATCTTTCGCGCCGGGGCCGGGCACGGGGGCGAGGCGTTGCGCGATCGCGGTTAGGTTCGGGCGCACCATGTCCACCGTGGCCAGAAAATACACGCGCAGATCAAGGGGCTCGTTGCGGGTGTTGGGGGTCAGCTTCTCGTAGGTCTCGGTGATACGGCCGCGTTCGCGGCGGCGCTTGATGATCTCGCTGGCCAGGCCGCGCGCGTATTCGTCGCCGTAGCCGTGCCCGTTCGGGAAATGCAGGTAGCGCGGGCCGGGTTCTTCCACGCGCAGCCGGCTGAAGAGGGTGTCCTTGGCTTGCTTTGTATCCACGGACCAGGTGAGCAATCGGTATTGTTTGTTGCGCCGGCGCACGACGAGCAGCGGGCCGGGGTTGCCTTTGCCTTGCACCAGGTAGATGCCGGGATAACCGATGTCGCCCTGGCGGATGCCGCATTGCCGGCAGAAGCGGCGCACGGCTGCGGGATGATATTGGGTGTCGATGGCGGTGGCGGTGATCTTCAGCTCGACGCCATCGCGCCGACGGTAAAGGTTCGGGGTCTTGTCCGCGCGCTGATGGGTGCCGTGCAGGAGGGCAGCGAGGTTTTGCCACACTTCATCCTGTTCGGTGTCGCCGAACAGTTTGACATACTCGACGCCCCACGTTTCGTCATCGAGGCCGAGGCCGATGACCTCGACTTCGAGCCGGTCTTTTTGCACGTCCACGGCGGCGAAGAGCAGGATGATTTCGTCGGGCAGAGTGAGCGGTGCATAACTTTCCAGCCGCGCGATGATTTTCAACGGGTCATAGGGCTTCTCGTTTTCTTCCTCGAAGGGTTCGCAGAGGAAGGTGTTTACCCAAACGCGCAGGGCGTAGGCACCTTTGTGTTTTGCGCGCAAACTTTCCTCGGCCATCTGGTGCAGCCGATTCTTGAAGCCCTTGAGCGCCGGCCACGGGCAATAGATGCCGGATAAGTGGAAGCCGCGGATACCATCGAAGGGAGCGGTGGGTTGCCAGCGGCCGGCGTAGTAAGCCTGCTGGCGCTGGCGGTCGTTCAGCGCGGCCGCGCAGCTCGCGTTC